ACCAGTTATTAAAACNTNNACTNCCNGCTATAGAAGAATTAGTATTAGCACTNTTTGTATAACCATTTTCTTCTATAATCCCTATCCAATTATTACCTGAACCTGTAACTTTACCTTCAAAATACCATTTATGACCAGTTACTAAAGACATAGTTCCAAGAGCAGAACAACCACCACTAGAGTTTGTTACTTTAAGATTGCCTTCACTAAATGTATTATTACTTCCACTATTTAAAGGATTCATTACACAAAAATTACCACCATTAGAATCAGAATTAAAGGTAGGAGAGTCTAGCATTTGATCGTGTGCTGCAAAGTTTGCAACAGTAAAATCATTATCGTTACCAGAAAAATCTTCTCCCAAATTACTACTGTTTGTAAACTTTAACCAATATCCGTTATTTCCAAATGTTAAAGATGAAGGGTCTTTAGGAATCCACACACCATTTTTATATTCGCCTAGTTCAGCATAATACGATTGTCCATCAAAAAACATTACATCAGCTAGTGATAAATCAGCACCTTCAGTACCATGACCTTTTCCAGATAATCCACCAAATGCTTGAACAATACCACTTGCATTTATAAATGAAAAATCTTCAGATGAACCTATATTGCCATGCATTGAATCTTGTGCAAAACTAGTTATTCGTTCTCCATTCACATAAACTTTAAGTCTATCATTTTGTGCACTTTGTGTGCTATCAAATACAAGAATATGGTGATACCAAGCCGTAGTATCACGATAAGCAGCACTTGTTTGCAAATAACTTGTACTCCAATTTCCACCTGCACCTTCAAAAAATAAATCAAGACCTAAAGAAATGTAAAAATATGTTCCTCCACCTGTGCCTGTAACAAATATATTATTAGCAGCATCATCTGTAGAAGTAGTTTGTCTTTTAACCCAATAAGCCATAGTAAATGTATCAGCACTTGTAGGTGTTCCTGCTGTAAATTTTAAAGTTCTGTCATCATCAGCACTACCTCGTATAGAGTTTGCTATTTGGTACTCATAAAAACCAGTTGCACCAGCAGGTTTATTCCATAATTCATTAGTAAACATATTTTATCCAAACGCTATTTGTACTGCACCAAGCATGATTCTATTATCCGCTAAAACACAGTAGGGAACTATATCAACTGCATTAGCAGCTGTACTTATTGTACCTACGCCACCAGCCGAAGGAGTTTCGTAATCACCATGTAACGATAATGTTCGTGAGCCAGTTCCATCTTGTTTTATTATAATAACACCTGTTTGACCTACTTGCGATGCTTCGGTACTAGGCGCTGCTAAAGTTACATTACCTGTAAATGTTAATATAAAGTTTTGGTATGTATCAAAATCTAATGTTGTACTACCAGTTGCATTAGCTGATTGTGTACTTGCTAACTGTGCTTTTGTAAAAGTGTTTTGTTCATCTTTAGCTACAATGTCAGAATTAAAAGCTTGGACATTTGTGCCTATTACTAACCCAAGAGTTGTTCTTTGTGCTGAAGCATCTGCATCATCTAACAATGCTCGACCTGCTGAAGTACAAGCTATTTCTTCTATAGTACCAGCACCACTTGAACTACGACCTAGTATTTTATCTGTAGCACTTACATTAACTATTTCTGCTAAAGCTACACCTTGATCTTTAATTGTTACAGCACCACTTGATACAGAAAAGTTATCAGAATGGAAACTTGCAATACCTTTGTTACTTGTAGAAGCATCTTCACCAGATATTGTAACTTTATCAGTAGCACCTACAACAGTATCAATTCCTTCTCCACCTTCAATGTCTAGTGTGTTACCGTTTCCTATAGTTTGATTTGATCCGCTATCAGCAGTAAGCGTAAAATCAGACATAGTTCCATCACCATCAGCTCCATCTGCTCCATCAGCTCCACTATAACTAAAATGCACTCCTATACCATCATTGTTACTAAAACTTCCATTGCTTACAATATGAGTTACATTTACTTTAGTATAACCGCTTGCATCTACGAGCGCACTAGATATTTTTCCTGTCCAAAATGTAGATGGTGTGCCTTCTTTAGTAATTGTTACAATACCTCTAGCTGTACTGTTTACTGCATCATCCCAAGATTGAACAAAACCAGATATTGTTGCTCCAGCATCATCAACATCATCAATATATAAAATACTTACAGAACCTAATGTTCCGTTATTCATCGCCAATTTTCCATTACCTGGATCTGCATCACTTGTAGAACTAGACCATGTCATAGATAAACCTGAATTTGTACCTGAAGGCCCTGTACTTCCTGTACTTCCTGTATTTCCTGTGCTTCCTGTGTTTCCAGTATTTCCAGTTGCGCCTATAATATTTACTTGTTTTACCCAACGTGTATTTGATGTTTGATATTTAGCAATATCACCTTTTGCCGCACTTGATAAAGAAGAACTTGCATCTGTATCATACCATGTAAGTCCTGAACCTACAGCTGATGTAAACAAAAATAAATCTTGATCAGCAGGAGAACCTGGAAATGATGTTCCTGTACTCCATATTTGTGTGCCTGGTATTCCAAAATTTAAACTTGCCGCCGCAGAACTACCAGCATTTGCAACAGTTGGCGTTGCACCAGGTGATAATTCACTTACAGAATTAACTGCTACAGTTGCCGCACTACCAGTAGAACCTGTTGCTCCAGTAGCACCTGTAGGCACTCCAAATGCAAATGTCATTGCACCAGTTGTTGTATTATAAGATGCAGTTGCAGTTGCACTACCACCAGCATTTACAGTAGATACAGTAGCAGAAGCACTTGCTGGATACACAATAGCAGACAATGTATTACCAGAACCATCAAATACTAAACCTTTATTTGCTCTAGTAGATGCATTAGGTAATAACATAGTAACGTCTGTATCAGATTCAGCTAATCTAATTGATCTGTCGTATTTAGTATTATTTTCTTGTGCAATAGCAAATGCTTTATCTAAATCTGTATTTAAACTTCCTATATTAAATGAACCTGATGTTGGAAAATCAGTTGCTCTTGCAATAACAATATCTCTATATATTGTAACTGTTGATGATACTACTGATGCTCCTAAAGTAACGCTACCTCCAGTAAAACCTTCATCATCTGCCGCTGTTCCTGAAACTGTAAATTGTGTAGAATTAGGAGAACTTGATACTCTAGAAAAAGTTGTATCTACTCCACTACTGTTTGTTACAACTACTTGAATGTCATCTAAAGAGAAAAATGGAAAGTCAATAGTAAAAGCACCTGCGGAGCCTCCACTATTAGTTGTATATCTTACTCTTGCATCATTATTTGCTATTGTTAAATTTGCCATATCATTTCCTTATCTATAATTAACTTATGAGCTTTAAGTTAGGCAATTCACATTAATTAATAAGGAGAATAAGGTAAAGACGTGCCAGGAATTAAATTGCTCCCTGCATCACCTGTACTACTATCTACATCTCCAGTTAAAACATCTTTTCCAACTTTACCTGCATTAAATAATTGCGTAGAAGTTGGACCTAAAACTTTTTCTACTTTAGTTTGAGCATCAGTTTCTTTAGTAGGCATACCTAATAAATTTTGTATGCTTATATCTCCATTTGTTAAAGTGTTTACAATACTACCTATTTCACCAAAAAATCCTAATACTCCAGAACGATCAACACCATTTATAAACATTTCTTCTGGATCAGTCATTAATTCTTGACCATATTGTAATCTTTTTAATTGCTCTACTAAAACTCCTATCATAATCATAACAACAATACCTGTTGTAAAATTAATATCTTTTTCTTGTAAACCACGTAATAAAACTCTATGAACAAAAGCTTGTGAAAAAGATTTATATTGTGCTACTAAACTACCCCATTCATAAGATGTCCATAAAGCTCTATCTCCAGATCCAGGTGTAATAATAGTTCTGCCAATTTCTAAATTTAAAGCATTTCTAAAAGCAAATACAGCATTAGCATCTTTCCATTTATCTGTATTAACAATATATTGACCATCTATTACTTCTTTATTTATTTGTATTTCTTTGCCTATTTTTTTTAAAGTTTTTAAATCTATACCACTCATAGCTAATGATGAAACTTCATTTGGAGATAATGGTTTAGTTAAATATTTTTCTGCTAATTTTGCTATTTTATTACTTGCTAATAAAGAAGTTGTTTCTTTTGCAAACGTATTCCACACATTTAAACCATTTAATAACATCATTACATTTGTAGAATTATGTAATGCAGTTTCAAATTTTGTTCTATTACTAAATATATCTCCAACATCAGCTAAAGCCATTTGTCTAACAGATAATTGTAATTCTAAAGCTTGACCTACATTTTGTGTTTCAATTCTATTCATTTTTCTTAAAGTTTCATTTAAACCGCTTTTTTTAATCCATAAAGAATGAAAACTATTCATAAAATCTTTTAATCCATGACGCATTATAACTAAACCTGCATCTGGTAAAGATGATAATGTAGCTCCTCCCATAAAAGTAATTACATTAAAAGATTTTAAACCTCTAATCATTCTAGAAGTTATATTATGAGGATCTTCAGGTGCGCCAAAAGTACCTCTAATTCTACTTACTAATCCTTTAACATCTCTAATATTGTTTTCTAATTCTAATTTTAATTCTTTTTTTCTTTCTGGCGTTTTAGCTTTTTTTATTAATTCATTTGATTGTTCAGTAATTTCATTTAATGCATTTTTTAAAGTAATATCACCAAATTGTTTTGTTAAAATAATATCTGTACCCATAGTTCTAGCATAATGTTTAATTAATTTTTCTACATCGTTAACTAAATATGGTGCTAATTCAACATCAGGTATTTTTAACATTCTTTGTTTAGAAGAACTAGCTTCAGTAATAAATTGTTCAGTTATTAAATCATCTGCATCATCAATTTCAGGATAAGGTTTTTGTCTTAAAATAGTTAAAATAGTATCATCAGCTTGTTCATGCGCTTTTACTAATGATATATTTGGTTTTTCTATTTGAATATATTTAACAATTAAATTTCTTAATCCCATTCTATCTGCTTCTATAGCAGAATGATCGTAAATACGATTTAAATAACTTATTCCGTTATTTTGCATAGGACCTAAACTATGTAATTTATTCATATTAGATTTTATTAATTTAATTTGATTATTTATTTTATCAATTTTTGATTTATTTGTAGTTTTAGAAAGAGCAATTTCTAACTTTTCTATTTTTCTTTCAAAAGGTTTTTGATATAATTTAGCATCATAAGCTTTTTTATCCATGTCATTATACCAAGATCTTATTATTTTAGAAGCATTAACAACTTCTGGTATAGAATGACGTTCTCCTTGCCTTAAAGCTAAACTAACTTCTTCCATAAATTTACTTCTCATCATTATACTTTTAGCATTTCTATTTCTTATAGAATTAATTTTTATAGATGCTAAATTTAAACTATTTCCTAAAAATCCATCTTGTGGTTGTTTTCCTGCATGTATAACAAATTGAGATTCAACAGAAGTTAATAATTTTGACAAAGGAGCATAAACTTCTAAATTTACTAAACTATCTACATTATAAGCTGTAGCTATTCCTTTATAATTACCTTGTGTATGAGCGGCTATATCTACTAATCTTGGAGCAATTAATCTTGAACTTAAATTACTACTATTCATTAATCGCCATACAGGATTCCAACCCATTTTTTCAAATTTTATACCAGTTTCTTTAAACCCAGCATTTTCTAATTCTATAGCATAATTAGTTTTTTTAGATTTCCAATTATTATAAGCATTAGATTTTATAACACTATTAAAAGTATTTGTAATTTCAACATTTTCAAAAACTGCATCAGTTGCTTCTCTAGTATTATAAGAACTAGAATTTGTTTTAGTATTATCTTTTGTTAATAATGGATTAACATGTTTTTTATTATTAACATTTTCAAAATTAGATTTAAGTCTAAAACCACTTAATATTGAAGATATTGTTCCATGAACAGCTAATGTTCCTAAAAGATAATTGCCTCTATATAATTCAGATTCATGTGTTCTAATAGCTTCTATAGGTAAAATGCTTGCAATACTATATGTCATTCCTTTTTTCATTCTTGCAGACATTGTTGCTGCTTTTCTAGCAGATTTTATTGCTCCTCCAGCTATCCAAAAAGTAGGATCTAAAGGTCCTCCTCCTAAAATAGTTCCTATATTTCCCCAAGCACCAGAATTTTTTAAATTTTCAGCTAAAGTTAATTCTTCTTCTAATTTATTTACTTTATAAGTAGTTTCATCATAAGACATAGATAAAAAAGTATGTTTATCTAAAAAAGGATTATTTTTTATTCTAGGATCTTCTTTTCTGTCATAATTATAATCTATTTCAAAAGTTGGTTTATCTTTAAAAAGAAATTCATAAACTTCATCTAAAGGACTATAAAATTTAAATCCAGTTTTAACTTGATCCCATGCACTATATTTAGGAATTATTTCTTTATTAGGTTTCGGCCAATTTTGATTAATGTTAGGAACATATGGATTAATTTTTTTTTTTGGGTTTGTAGCTATTTTATGTTCTTTAATTATTTCTTTTTTTTCTACATCTTCTTTTTTAGGTATTATTGGAGGAATTTGATTATTGCCAGCAATTAAATATTCTGCTTCTTTATTTCTTCTAGTTGAATATTTATCTCCAAAATTTTGTAAATTTCCTAAAGCATCATCCCAATTATTATTAGTAACTTGTTGCCAAAAATTAGGAGTTTGTGATTCTAAATTTCCATATTGAAATGATAATGAAGCTATAACAGTTGCTTGATGCATAGGCAAATCATCAAAACTAGTATTTGTAAAATTTTGCCATTTATTTTTTAATATATTTATAGTTTTATTTTTAGCAAATTCATTTAAAGTTTTAGCTTCATTTTCTGTTATAGATAAACTATTTGCTACAGATTCAGCTTCTAATCCTTTTAAACCTAAATATGGAATTAATTTTTTTATTAAATTATTAGGCAATCCTTTTAAATCATTTTCATTTCTAGCTCCTAAATCAAATCCTGAAGCTACAGTTACTCCTGATTTAGAATTTTTAGCATCAGGAACATAACCATTTAATTCAAATCCTTCTAAATCTAATATAAAATTCCAATCAATATTTTTTTGAGCCAATTTTTATTTCCTTATGGTGTTTGACTTTGTGAATCAATTTTTTTATCAAATGTTTTTAAAGAATTAAATTTAAAATCTTTAGGTTTATTACCTTCGCCATGTTCTTTTCTTATATTGTAATAAGTATTTCTTTTATTTTGAATTAAATGCATTTCCATAATAGTATCTAAAAAATTAGGAGAATATCCTGTTACATCAGATAATCCAAAAAAATTAAACCCATCTAAATAAGCTTGTGATATTGTTTCATAACCTGCTGAAATTAAACTTTTTTGTAACCATTTATTTTCTTGATAAATTTTTTCTAACTTTTGTTCTTGGTCATCTCTAATTGTTTTATAAAAACTATTTTTATAACCATAAGGATATATTACCTGCAATTCTTGTCCTGTTCTTACATTATCAATAATTTCTGGAACTTTAACAGGTTTCATTTCTCCTTCTTCTTTATCAAACCAATACAAATTATAATAAGGATTTCCCTCATCATCAACTCCATCACGTTGTAACATCCAATCAACATTATGAAAACTATCAGCTTTAAAATCTCTAGGACTAAATAATAATTCTTCTTCATTATCTGGATTGTAATTAAAATTTCGATTATGCATCATAAAACTAATTTCTTGTCCCATTAAAGCAGGAGTTGGTCTTATATTAACATCTCCCCATCCTGTATCAGACATAGCACTAGCTATTGAATTTATTTTCCATTTTAATGTATATCCTTTAGTAAAATTACCTTTAGTGCTTAATACACCATCTGTACTAGAAACTTCAGGAGAATAATTTCTTTCTTCTAAAACATCCATAATATGATTAAAAATAGCTTTATCCCTATTTTCACCATTTCTTATGTATGGTCTACTGTCAAATTCAAATTGTATTTTATATCTTTCTAACGCTTCTTTTTTTACAGATAATGGTATATTCATTTCTGTTAAATCACCAAAACCTCCCCATTTATTTACTAAAGCTCTTACTCTTTTATTTGTTAATCTACTTTGTCCACTAGAATCTTTAAAAATACCAGATTTTAACCAAGCCCATATGCCTTCTGATTTTCCACCTTCTTGATTATATACCATACCTACATATGTTAATTGATCTGCTTCATTATTAGTATCTAAACCAATAGTAAAAGGACCCATAACTCCAGGTTTTCCCATTCCTACATTAATATTTCCTCCAGTTAAAGTACTTGTTATAGCATTTAATCCTATTTGAAAATTACCCATAATAGGAGGTTGATCTTGACCTAATGTACTATCTACAGATCTTGCTGGCATTGGACCAAAATGATTATTAAACATTGTATTAGGTTTATTTCTAATATCAGGTTCATTTTCTAATGCAGTATATTTTTTTGTAGCAAATTCATAAGCATCTTGTTCACTAGGCAAAGTTTTTAATGCTCTGTTATACGTTTTCCAAAAATCTATTTGATTGCTATTTAAATCTCTTAAAAAAGCTTTATTATATTCTGTATTAGGTATTACCATTTTTTCAATTAACGGTAACATTTTAAAAGCATTATCTTGTGAAACACCTAAAGGATCAGATAAAATATCTAATAATGGACCCTGTAAATTTTTACTTTCCAAATTATATAATTCAAAAAATTCAATAGGATCATCAACATTTATATCAAAAGTTATATTTTCATATTCGTATAAATCTTCTAAAATATCATTAGGAACAACAGTACCATTATTTTTATGTTTTTTTATTGTATTATAAATTTTATCTTCTTTGTTTTTAGAAGCTAATATTTCACTTCTTCTATTTAATAATTTTTCTATAGCTCCACTTCGATTATAATCAACATCATTAAAAGATTCTTTATCAACCCATTCTTTTTCAATAATATAATTTATAATGTTTTCTGTAGTTATTTCTGTATCAGATAAACCATGAAAAAATGGACTATTTTCATCATAAATTATATCAGGCATTGCTAAATCTATATTTTGTATATTTAAATCTACTTGTTCACTTTTTCTTTTTTTTAAATTATTATTAGCTTCTTTTATTTTATCATTTGTTAAATCATTAAATTTTTTAAATAATTCTAAATTACTAGTTATATATTCATTAGAAGCAACTTCTTCGTAACTAACATTATTCATTTCATAACCATTTAATATAATTTCAGCTTTTATCTTTTCTATATCTTCATCACTTTTTTGTTTAGTAGGCCAATATTCATTACTTAATTCTGTAATTTGAGAAATAGACAAATGTTTATTTGCTAATTTATTTTGTACTTCACGATCGTTTTCTAACCAAATTAAACTATCTGTATTTCCTTTATCTAGGTCTGTTTTATATCCAAACATATTATTACTTTGTTCTTTTGTAATTTTTCTATCCATTATATCTTTTTTATCGTTATACTCTTTTTCAGCATTTGTAATCATTTCTTGCCATTTAGATTGAAATAAATCTGTATCATCTTGTGAACTACCAAATTCCATTAACAATTTTTCTTTTAAAGAATATAAATTTAATTGTGCTAAATCTATATCTTCTTCACTTACTCCTGTTGGAGCAGTTAAAACTTTTAAATAATTGTTAGCTTGATATAAAGATTTATAAACTTTATGTTTACTTTTAAAATCTTTCATTTTTATAGGTATAGTATCTAAAGAATGACCTTCTACACCATTTATTGCTAATATTTGTAATGATTCTGAATATATTTCTTCTTCATGCGCCCATAATGGACTATTAGTTTTTTGTGCATTGCTAAAAACTTTGTTTTCTATTTGTTCAATAGCAGTACTAGCATTAACTATAGAATCTTTTTTTGCTTTATTTATAACATTACTTTGTGATTTTAAAATTGTTTCTTCTTGATATTGTTTAATAATTTGATTAGTAGTTCCTGTTAAAGATGAATCTAATTCTTGATTAGCATTATCTGAATAAATTTGAAATTGTTCTGCAATTAAATCAGGTTGATTAGGATATAAAGTTAAAGCTTTATTAGAAAAATTTTGTATATCATTTTGTAAAGCATTATAATAATTAACTTTAGCATTTTGTTTTAATGATTGAGAATAATAAGAATTATCATCAGGTAAATTTGTTATAGGATTTAAACGACCATTTTCATCATATGTAACTAAACCTTGACTATCTATTTCTCCTTGTTCTATAGCAACATTTTTTCTATCTTCAAATCTAACATTTAATAAATCATCAGCTCCTTTAGCAACAGCAGTCCAAGGCCCTGTTAAATTAGGCGTTACAGTTCTAACGCTTCCTGCTCCTACAAATGGTGTCGGTGTTTTTTGTTTAACTCCCATTATGATTTACCATACGTTTTAGATTTAGCTTTTACGCCTTTAGGATCCGTTTTTACTATATTTATTATAATCGCCTAAAGCTCCTGCGGCAGTACTAATATATCCACTCATCATAGACATATTACCACTTGTTCTTGTATTAGATGCTGATTGATTTAAAGCGGCGGCTTGATTTGTTCCTGCTTGTTGTATTCTATTTACATCACGACCATAACTAGATAATTGATTTTGTCTTAAATCACGACCAGTACCACCACTACCAGTTCTACCATAAGCTCCTTGTAAAGCTGTTTCAGTAGATACAGCTTCTCTATAAGCTCTTGCTCTATCTGAACTTGCTTGTTCTGTTTCAATTTGTGTAGCTAAAGCTTGTCTTTCGTAACTTTGTGCTTCAAGATTTGCCATTTTTTTAGCATTTCTTGATTCCATTACACCGCCAACTACTTTAGCTCCTATCATTGCTATTGTTACTGGATCGCCCATTTAAAACTCCAATTCTACCATTATACCATTAACTGTTAAAGATAACGGTTCTGTTTGTGTTATTGTTACTTCTCCACGTCTATCCCAACCTAACATCCAAAATTCTTTTCTGCCTGTTACTTTAGACGGTTCTATTGATAAATCATCATTAACATTACGTATAAGTAATTTAGTGCCTTTTGCAGACACATCTAAACTTTCATTTAAATCTAAAACTGTACGAACAACACGTCTATGTGTACCAGCAGAAGTACCACCTTCAACTTGTAATTCAGGAGCTAATGTTGTTATTTCTGGTGTATAATTTAATCCTACAGTAATTGTATCAAATGTATCAGGTGCAGTAGATAAACTACCATCAGATCCTACTGTTTTTGTTCCTAAACTATAATTACCACTTACAACTTTTACAGCAGTATCATCTAAATGATCTAAACCTGTCCAAGAAGATGTTGCTGATCCAGATGTTAAAGTTTCAGCAGCATCTAATGTTAAACTAGAATCAAACAATTCTAATAAATATACTACAGCACTATCTATAGTTCTTTTAACTATACAAAATACTAAACCATTAATAGATACAATATTTTTATATTCACCAGCAGTAGTCCATTTTGACCAAGAAGCTATTTTTTCATTACGCATTGCCATATATACAGCTAATGAACCATCAGAATTAATTATGTAAGCATAACTTTCTTGGCCTTGATCATTTTCTGTTTGTATTTCTAATCCAATAGGATTGTCAATTAAATGACCTGATAACAACGATACAGATGGTGATAAATATGCTTGTTTAATATCATCATATTCAAATTCTCTTAATGATTTTTTACCTTTAGATAAAAAGATTATAGCTTCATCAAATTCTTTAGCTTGTAATCGAGATGTACCATATCGAGTTTGTCTACGAAAAGATACATTACTTGGTGTTAAAGGATTGTTTGCACTTGTTGGCGAATACAATTCACTATTATCTGTAAATACTAATAAATGTCTAAATGACAAAACTCCAGTAATTTCAGATACTTGACTTTCTAAAACTTGTACTTGTATGCTGTCATCATCTGCCGCTTCTCCAGCATCAAAATTAAAATAATCAGATGTTTTAGATGTAAATATATAATTAGGTAAATCTCTAGTTCCACCAAATACTAAACGCCCTGAATGAAAACAACATGATCTAGGATAACCTCTTGTAGAACTTATAGCTGGTTCTTCCCAATCTTCTGTAGTATTACTATTAGGTAAATTTTCTCTTACAATAGCAGTAGCAGATGTTGCACTAGCAACAGCAGTTATTGTTACTTGTTTAGATTGAATACGAAAATTTTGATTAACATGAGCAGATACAAAAAAATTAGCTGATGCAGTTATAGTAATAGTGCTACTAGTTCCATCAGGATTAAATGTTAAACTATCGCTTTCAAATTTGTGATAAGGTTGAAAAACAAGATTATCTTTTGTTTTAAAAGCAAAATTACTTACAGTAAAAGTAGAAGCTCCAGTTCTTAATATACGTTGTGTTGCTAAATCTGGATGTGTAACAATCATAGTGTTTGCTGTTTGTGCTACAATTAAATCACCAATCATGTCTGAAGTCCAAGGGCAACTACTAACTGTAACAACTGCCGCACCAGTTACACCATTGTAAACATTTAAAGTGCTTGCAGTAAAAATAAAAAAATATGTTTGTGCATCAGAAAATATAAATGGCTCCATTTGATGAGCTGTTCCTGATAAAGTAGATATGTATTTAGTGCCAGGTCTGCGTTTTACACCACCTTGAGCCAATATACGCATATTACGAATTGTTTTAGCACCATTAGCATAAGCATGAGTATCAACTCTTGATGATATTAATGGGTCCATTTCTCCACCAGTAAAATTTGTCCAAAATTGACGAAGTAATGCCATTTTATCTCCTTATGTTAGCAAAACGACTTAACTTTATTTTATTTGTTGTAACAGCTTGACTATCTCTAGTTTTAGCTCTTGTAAATTGTTGTTCTGCTAATTGTGATAATGATTGTGCAATATCACCTTTACGTATTATTGATAAAGCAAAAGTAGATGCTAAACGATATACAGCATACATTACAAAGTATGGAGGCCAATCATCTTCATTTGCTCTAAATTGATATGTTGCTACTAATGTATCTTCTGAAGAAACTTCTGCATCTAATGTATATACTTTATCTTCATAACGATCATATTGAACTGTAACATCATCATTTGTAAGTGTTTGTACTATAAGAGGCTCAACATCAGTTGGTAATTGATAAGCCGCATCCCATATATCTACTGGAGTATCAGCTAATCTATTTAAAACTTTTTGTCCTGTAGCAAAATTCCAAGTGTGTTGACTTAAACAATCTTTTACTACTATTTCATATAATAAATTAGCAGATAAAGCTTCATCTGTTTTATCATCAAAACTAGTTAAAGGTTGTAAACCTACTAACACCATAGCTTGTTGAGCAATATCTATTTTTGAAGTTGTTGCCATAATAATCCTGTTCTAAAAAAGGGAGAGGAATAACTCTCTCTCCCTTTAATATTATTTTAGTCTGTGTCAGCCGCAGAGAATGTAGTAATATCTTTCGTATCTACATTAGTTCCATCGTTCGAAGCAACAGAGAATATACCATAAACAGGTGTACCACTTGCCGCAGTAGTTGCAAAAATTACATCACCAGCGTTAATTTCATTAACGTAAGTGTTAAAGTAACCAGCAGAATCTACTACCGCCGCCGCATCGTCAGTTTTATAATGCCAAATATGAAAGCCATTTCCGCTATATGAAACCAGAGCAAAAGTACTTGAAGTAAAAGCCATGTAATATTCCTCCTATTTCTTTAAGTTAGCTTCGATACAGCCATTTACATCAATAAGGACAGAGTTCATTTGCATTTTATTTAAAATGAAATAACTGTCTTTATCATTGTGGTAATCAATGTTCGATTGAACATCAGCACCTATAGCATGTCCGATAGCTGTTCTATGATACATAAAACATTTACGACAATCTACTGAACTAACTGTAGCAGAATCTAAACCAGAATGTGGGAACCACATAAAGCCTAACCAATTCTTAGCAGTCATTCCTGAAGGAAATGGAAGTTGATCCATTCCAACATATTCAGCTCTACTAAATTGATCTATGCTCATAAGCTGTGACCAATTTTCCCAACCAACAACAGCATAACGTTGACCATCATCAGGAACATCATTGTTACCCATAGTTTCCATTATACCTAATGCCCATGCTAATGTTATACCATTAGATGTTTCATTAGAAGTTGTAGTAGTTGCGTCTAAAGCAGTTTTAATTAGATCGTCAGTTTTTCTTCCCAAAGCGTAAGCTCCAGATTCTTGTGCTACAACCATTTCATCATGGTTAACACGTAAAGTATCTAGATCGTCTACCCATTCACCAGCGAACCAATCTTCTAATGTTACATTTACATTAGTGTGTTCGAGATTCATAGGTGGAACAGAACCAGCACGTGCTTTTTGTGTAGCTGAACCTTTACCTACTTTTTGGAACGTAGTCTTATTTTTTACGCCATCACGTGTTCGAGTTGTGTTTCGAAGTTTTGAACCCATGCGCTGATAAGCCATGTGAACTCCAGCTTCAAACTCCTCAACAAATGATGTGCTAATAGTATTAAAAGCCATATTAGCCTCCTTGTTAAATTAAAAAAAAAGTTTGTTTCTCGGTTAGTCCTCAAGCCTATCTGAAGTTAATCCATCGCTGGGCTTCTGAATATCGGCAATTTGGGCCGCTTAACATTCTAAGTTTTGTCTTTTAACAATGCTTTTGGCAATTCACATTACTAATTATTTTGTTGTCGTGCTAATGCTTCGAATCCAGCTTTTACTTTTTGACGGAATACAGGATCGTTTTTAGAATGATAACGTGGATCTTTCATCATGTTTTTTAAATCATCTTTAGTTAAAGTATCTTTAAGATCACCACTATCTTGTATAGTAACACCTGGTTGACCAGCTAATTCCATAATGTTTTCTAACGCTTGAATTAACGGAGCTGTAATAGGCATTTGTGATAACACTTCATAGTTTTCTTTTTCCATATTAGATTTAAACCATTCGTTAACACGTTCTACTCTTTTTTCACCATACTCACCTAAAGCATTAATTTCTGCATCTGTATCAGGTCCACTTTGTTGTGCCATTTCGTGATACTCTTTAATAAATCCATTAAACTCTTTATCACTTAAACCTAATTGATGAGAACGATCTTTCCACCAGTTTAGCATTACATCATCTTCAGGTATTTCAACACCTAAATCTTCAGCAACTTTATAATCTTGTGGAACTTCTGGAACATCAGCAAATGCTTGTTCTTGCATTTCTTCTGCTACAGTCTTTTTTAAATCATCTGTACGCTGATAATGACGTTTTTCTAATTCACCATAAGCAACAGATAATTGTTCTGGACTTTCAAATTTTTGAGGCAACCAATCAGGGCGTTCTGCTTTTACTTCTTCAACACTTTCACTTGCTGGTGTTGCTGGAACTTCTGTTTCAGTTGATTCTACTTCTGTTTCTACTTGAGCTTCTTCATTCATGGGTTTTTATCCTTTATCGTTTTGGTTATAACCTTTACGTTTTTTAGCTTTCATTATTTTATTATAACGTCTTTGATGAGCTTCAAATTCTCCTAATTGTTTATTGTAAGCTCTTGTTCCTTCTTGTAGTTTTGGATCTCCAGTACCTTCTGCATATGGATCACGCCAAAATTTAGGTTTAGCTCCACCAGTATTAGTACCTGGTCCATAACCTTTTGCTTTAGATTTTTTCATTCCTATTGCCATTAATAATCTCCTAATCTACGGTTTTTATTTTTCTTTTGTCTAGCTACTCTATTTCTTGCTTGTCCACCGCCTTCTAATTTATCTCGTTGCTCCGCTCGTGATGCGTTTCTTTTACGATCTTCTTCTGCTCTTTTTTTATATATACTCATTATGACTTCTCCTGTTTTCCTAAAAATATTCTTCGTTTAATAACACCAACAATCCAACGCTGTCCTTCAATATGTTTTAAAGCACTTTCATCTATGCCAGATGCATTAATATTATTAATAGTTATATTTTCTAAATAGCGAAGAAATTCAGCTCCGCTTTCTGTTTCAAATACACGAACTGCTGTGCCATTTAATCGGTTTTCAGCATCTTTTGTATATTGAAATCCATCACAAGATGCTACTGTATTATTTTTTGTTACCATTAACTTTTATCTTTCTTATGTCTATTAGCAAAATTTCTTGCGCTTTCTTTATTTCTAAAACCCCAAGCTCTTAAAGCTAATGCTAAACGAGTTGGTTCTCCATTATCTTTTTTCATAGCTCCATCCATACCACCAAAACGTGCGGCAAAACTTATTCTACGAGGACCTGTACCTGTTTTTTGTGGCGATTTTAAATTACCGCCATCTTTAGCTTCAAAATGTTTTCTACCTGCTTCGTTTAATCCGCCTTTAGGATTTTGATATTTTTTTGCTACCATTAATAATCTCCTAATGTTTTATTAATGTGCAATTTATAATCAAAACTTTTTAAACTTCTTACACCTGGTCTTTTTCCTATTTTATGTGGGTTTTTATTAGCTCTATTTATTAACCATTTTTTTATATTTATAACATTAGACATTTTATTGCATTGGCCCTCCTTGACCTGGTGGTTGTCCGCTTTCAGCTCCTTGCATTTGTTGCATTACGTTTGCGGCTTGTTCTACTTCTGCTTGTAATTCTTCTTGGCTGTTTAATAAATCTTCATCTATACCAAATTTAGATGCTAACCATTTAACAGTTCTTTCTCTATTTAATAACATCATTGCCATTTGTGGACCAAACGATGCCATAATAGATTCACTAAATCGCATAAAATCAGATACATCTTGTTGATCTTGCGCTCGTAATAAAGGACTTACTGGAACTATTCGTATTTCTCTACCATCTATACGTGGTAATTCTAATAATCCCATTTCTTTATATATGTATACAATACGATTAACTAATGGTTGTAAAAATTCTCTTTGCATACGACCAGCTACAGCACCCATATCTCTTGCTACTTCTGCTAATCTTTGAGAAACTTCTGTTGCAGATAATGGTGTTTTTGCACCTTCACGTTCTAACTCATCAATAAACAATGCTTTTCTTACATTACGTCTTTGTTCTTCTAATACTAATTGTGCTACATCAAATCGTGATGGTGATTGTAATGGTTCTATTTTACTACCTGCGGCTCTTGGAACAAAAGTACCAGGTTGTAAAATAATATTTTCAGGATTAAACACTCCGTCATCATCATACATATATGCACCAGCTATTGCCATTTCTGCATTTTCTAAAATTAACTTAACTGTTAAGTTTAAAGTTTTAATTGCTGGCATTGCTTGTAATATAGGTCCTCTACCCCAAACTTCAAATCCAGATTTAGACCAACGTGTAGAAATCCAAGGGTTACTTCCTGATCCTATATATTCTGTAGTATATAATATTTCTTTATGTGTTTCAGATATACATACTTTAATAAAAGCATCTTCAAATGGTTTAGATTGATCTATCATAGTAGCTTCAATAATTTTCATTTTTTTATCTGGATTACGATTTATATCTTCTAAAATTTGTGGCGATAATTTAAAATGCGGATATGTTTGTTGTAAATCTCTTAAACGTAAATCATTACGCCAATGAAACCAACATCCGACTTCATCGCCTTTAGATGGTAATAGTGCAACATGTGTTGCAGGAACAGCAGTAAATTTTAAATCGCCTACAAATCGACCAGGCTCACAAATCATATTCATTGTGCCTATACCTAAGTCTTGTAAACCTTCATGCAATTCAGAATTAAAATTACTATTACGTAATCCTTCATGTATTAGATCTGTTGCATTATCTAATTCTGCCATAACTCTTTGGCTACGCATATTACCAGGATATTCTGGACCAGGCATTAATCTAAATGCTCGACCATTTGGCGGAAAAAATCCTAATTGTAAACGTGACGCAAATCGTGGTACTCCAACAACAGCAGTTTCATCATAAATTAAATCTGTACGTTTATTACCAAAAGATTCACTTCCTGTATTAGAATCAAAAAATCCTTCACGACCAGGTAATACATAATCATTAATTTCATCCCAAGTGCTAACCCAATTATCCCTACGTTTTTTAGCTTCTTTAAACATCTTCATTGTACTTTCGTACAAACTCGATTGTTGCGCTCCTTGTGGGCTAGAAGGATTTGGATCAGTACGAGGTTCTATTTGTGCCATCTAAACTGCTCCACCTCCACCAAGATTTCGTGTTTTTTGTTTTTTACCTTGTTTGTCTTGGCTTCCAGTAAAACCAGCATAACTAGATCCTTCTCCCATTAATTGAGAAAAACCATAACGTTGTGTTCTTTTTTCAGCTGCTTCTGCTGTATTTTGAGCTTCTAATTCTAAACGAGCAGAACGTTCTTGTTCTAATTGTTTTGCCATACGTTCAGCATTAGTATCTCTTTTAGGTTTTGGACTAAATATAGCTCCCATTATTTTCTCCTATTAGTTAAATGTTATTTTCTGTACCAAATTTGTATACTCCTCCAATTTTTTGCAATTCACAATACAAAGAATATGGAGTTAAACATAATTTTTTTATTCCACATAAATGTCTTATAGGACTAACACAATATAATGGCAAGAGAGGAAATGTTATAGGATGTGATTTTTTTTCTATTTCTAACACAACACCGTTTTCTTTTAATTCACTTATCATACACGCTACATAATCTCTGGGTACTGTGTCAACAATTAATCCTTTTGATGACCATTCAAATAATATCCAACTTTGTGTTAAACTGTTATATCGTAAAGCAAAAGTATGAGAAAATTTTTTTCTAAATATTGTAAAAACATTCCACCATCCCCAACTTTTAGAACCTACGAAACATATTAGCCACTTTTCTNCCACGATTTTTTCCAAATGGATTAAAATTTCTTTGCACAACTGTAGCTCTTGCTTTAAAAGAACTATTTGTTGTTACCTTACGACCTTCTCCTCCACCAATAACAGCATATTGTAATGCATCATGTATGTGAGAAAATCTATTTTTATTTGGTCGTTCATCATATTTTTCTTGTCCAACTACTTGCATACGTCTGTATTGGTAGCCGCCTTCAAATCCTGCAATTAATGTAGGGCAGGTGGGGGATATTTGAAANGCGGCATTACCTTCTACCATACGATTTAATACATTTTTCAACTGCTTCTACTCGCAACATTGGATCGTTGGTTGTAGCTGGAACAGCATTAATGCCATTAGCTCGTAAGATCATAAATGGGGTATGTTCATCAGTTTGTGCCATTTGATTACCAGCAGGATCTCCAATATAACGTATATCGTTATCGGACCATCCTTGTCTAGCTATTTCATGCTTTAACACTTCACTAAATCGTGTAGCTCCCATATCATTTGCTATTAATTCATGTAAAATCTTCCATTTTCCGCCCATACTTTGCTGGCAAAAGACTGCCGCAGGGGTTCTACCAAAATCTATACCTACTAAAATTTCTCCAGATGTAGATTTTATAGGAGCATTGCTTACATGTGTTTCTGATTTAAACATAGGATAGACAGCTTTACCATCCATTAACGTTTGATACTTATTTAAAACGTAAACTTTAACCCAAGGCCGACTTTTTCCTAAAATTATCTTATTATAGTAATCATCTTTTAAATTTTCAGCGTTTTCTCTCTCTTTATTGATTTCATATCCTTCTAATGCGCCTTCTTTATTAACTTTTTCTAGCATTGCGCCTGGTTGTGTAAAAAATTGCCAATCATCAGGCTTAATTAACGTTAATTTTTCTTCATCGGTGATATATTCCGGCGTTGGCACTTCTCCAGACATAATTCCCCACCAATGCGTTTCATCTGGGCTATTTGTATCCATAATNACACCTGACCACGTTGGTCCACCGTCTTTCATNGACGGAAAACGCCCTACTCTCATAGTACAAGCATCAACAATAGACTTCGGAATCTCTCTTGCTTCGTTAATCCATAAACCTGTTAACTCTAAAGACAATAATTTTTTAACATCGGATTGATTATCCAGAGCTAAAAAAATAATTTCCGCTTCAACNACAGATTTATCAGGTAATCCAAATCGCATATGATGGGTATATGGTGGCGACCAATTAAATTTACCCATATCATCAGCAAACCAATCACGCCACGTCTTAATAGTCGTTGTTTTTAATTGTGGATTNGTGTTTCTAATNACAGCCCATCGGCTTCTACGTAATCCTTTATTATCTATCTTCTGGGAACACGCTTTACGCATAATTTCAAAACAACATGCAACACTCTTACCACTACCTACAGGACCACGNAATCCTCGAACAAAATTCTCNGACTTCATAAAATTTTTAGCAACTTGTCCTGGTGGTTTATAATCTATTTTCATTCAACACTATGTGTATCAACACCCTTCTTAATTAATTGNTCAGCAACTTCTGGTCCTAAACTTTCAATTAACTTATCGGCTTCTCTTACATTAAAATGTTGCTTCGGATAATTCTTCATATGTATNCCAAATACAATTTCTCGCAATCTTCGATGATCTCTTGCACTTAATGTATCTATAAAACTCATGTGTGTGAATCCTTCCTTTTTAACTTATAACGTGTGAGTAATACCTTTGTATTACTTTGTGTGCAATTTTTAAACCCCCTGCTCTCTGTGGCAAATATTGCAAAGGGTCCCATACCCCCTCTTAATCTACACCGAAGTTTATCTGCACTGCTGTAGTAGGTCTAACTGGTTCGCTTCTAATTCCAGCTCTGTCCATTAAATCTCTGCTAGCTTCTAGTCTTACATTACCTGACTTGTGTTCGAGTAGTGATACCATAGTTGCCATAGCTTGACTGCCATGCCATCCCAACACACTTAATGCTAATTCTTTTCTATAGTCCGAAACATGTTGCTTTTGTGCCGTTCTCCACGCCCATGCTTTGTTTGCACCTATGCGTCTGCTTGCTTCGGTTACGTTGCAACCATCATGCAATACTGCATGTACTAATTCAGCTTGTTGGTCTGTGACTTTAGGATGATTAATTCGTATTGTGTTTGCGGATAATTCTATCTCATCCATTGGCACAACCCCACGTTTATATTTCTGTGCTTGTTCTGGATTTGCGTTCTGTTTACTCATGTGATGCCAATTTCAATTAACGTAATTGTTAACTATATAGATAACTGCTCACAAAATGTCGTCAATTCACATTATATAACATATTGTTATAACACAGTTATTTTTCAAGATTTCGTAAACGTGTGGTAGGCAAGAGTTCACAAACGAACTGATGTAAACACCAGTTATTTGTGAAAAAACACATTACTAGTATTATTTTGGTTATGTGTTTTAAGCTTCTCCTATGTTGCTGATATTGTGGCGTTCAATTACCTTTACGGATTATTAATCATATCATGTCTACGACAGGGATATGCTTAATCATAGTTTGTAAGAACAAACTACTATCAACACACTAAGTGTATTCGCAAGAGCGAAAACGATGATTTCAACAGGAAATTTACCTGCACTCATCATCGTGGTGTTGATAATCCTATACCCCACATCATCATCATCAGAAGTTTCTGCGGACGAATTGTACTCAAAGCAAGAAAAACTAAGTAAANAAAACGAACATTACCTTCCTACTGATGCGTAAGGACACATCAAAGGAGGTACCAATAATCGTAAATGTAATTCTTTTTTAAGAAGAAACTATTTATAGGAGTTCCCAAAAGGTCACACTTTATTGATATGCATGTCTACGACATACAAAAGAAATAGTTTAAAAACAATAACATTTATTCTTGACTAAGATTTTCTTGTTTCAGTAGCAATTAATTCGTCATCAGAAAGCTTCTGATAATGTTGATGCAA